AGCGAAGCTCGTGGTTCTGGACGGCTTCCGCCACGTCCTGCCGACGATGACGCAGCGATTCCGCTACGCCGTCACGGCGGAAGACAAGCCGATGGACTGGGCGTTCTCCAGCGACATCATGATGGGGACGAAGCCCGGCGAAAGTTTCCACGGCGACTACGCCGAGGCGTGGGATCCGGAAGTACGCAGGACGTGGCACCGTAACGCTATCGACCGCGAGCTCAACTGCTCGGGCTGCGACCTCGGCAACGGCAAGGCTGGCAAGCGGCACCCGACTTTCAGCTTCGACTACAAGCCGACGCTGGTCCCGATCCCCGCTAAGTAGGAAGCCCTCATGGCGAATATCTATGTCTGGAGCGGCGCAGGCGGCAGCGGCAACGGGTCGAGCTGGGCGAATGCGTTCACCGGCTTGCCGGCGGCAACCACGCGCGCTGGTGCGGCAGCCGGCGATGTCTACTTTGTCGCCCACGACCACGACGAAACGGCAGCTATCACCACCACGTTCTGGAACGTGCAGCTTCGAGGGACCGCCAACACCATCGACAAGATAATCTGCGTCGACAGGTCGGTGGCGGGGCCTGGTTTTACGCAAGCCGACCTGCGCAACACGGCCAAGTGCGGCAACACCAACACTGGTGCCAACTCATTCTCGATCCAAGGCTTCGGTAGTGCTAACGGTGCCGGTTGGATACATGGTATAAACTTTTACCCCGGTATCAACTCAACTCTCGGAAATACCTATATCCTCGCCGGGTTTAGGGCTGAGTACACTGAGTGCACCTTCCGCACTCAGACCACGCATGCCCAAGGCCTGTGGTCAATCAGTCAGGGCGTCAAGCTCTATAACTGCAGCGTCTGGTTCAAGCAGACCACCCACGCGCTTAACTGGACGACCAGTAGCCAGCTTGACTGGACCAACGACGCCAGCTGGCCGTTCTACGCCACCGGCAGCGCGATCAACACGACTGCTTTGCTGGCACCTACTGCAGCATCCAGCTTGATAGGGCTTTTCCGGTTCACCGGTCTTGACTTGTCGCCGAACAGCGGGACCATATTGACGGTACCCTCGTCTGGCCGGATCATGTTCCGGAACTGCAAGCTGCACGCCAGCGCGGTCATAACCCCGGCGGTCACAGGCATTAACAACATCGCCGAAGTTCTCATAATCAACTGCAACTCAAGCGGCGTAATCCGCAACGAGAAGCACGGCTACGCGTGTGCCATGACTACGGAGCTTACAACGAAGCGCACTGGCGGTGCCTCGGATGACACGACGGGCTATTCGTGGAAATTCGTGAGCGGCGCCAATCTTAGTCGGGGCGTCCCGTTCAGCAGCCTTGAAACATCGATCTGGAACGACGTGGTCGGTACCTCTCGCACGTTGACGGTGCACCTTGTCGTAGGAACGACAGAGCTCAAGGACACCGAGATGTGGTTGGAAGCCGAGTATCTCGGCACCTCCGGTCAGTCTCTCGTTACTCGCGCAACCGACGGCAAGACCAGTATGGATGCGGGCACGAACCAAGCGTCCAGTAGCGAAACATGGTCGTCCCCGCCGGGTACGCCGCAGTACCAGAAGTTGGAAGTCACCTTCACAGCGCAGGTCGCCGGGTTCGTGCGCTATCGCATCATGTTCGCCAAGCCCAGCACCACGGTCTATGTTTGCCCCAAGGCGGTTCTCTCATGAGCCGTCAGGTAGCACTCGGCGATGGCTCTTTCACCTTTCAGAATGGCAACGGGCGAACGGCCTCAAACGGGTCCGGGGATTTTGTGATCAACACTGGCGCCGATCCCGTGCTCTATCTCGGCGCCGGCACGATGGCCACGCGCTATCTCGGCGGGCGTACCGAAGCGCAGTTCTACCTCGGCGCCGGAGACATGTTCGCGTAGCGGTTGCCGCGTAATCATTTGACAGTGGCCGAAACTGGCAGGACAGCCAGCTCAATGTTCTACGAAGAGCTATATCAGGCAATCCGGCTCCGGTTCGGCGATGTCAACGCGTCGCAGTCGATGGGCGAATGGATCGCGTCGAACACCACCATCAAGAAGCGGCCATTCTCCTACGAGGGCTACGCCTTCCAGAAGGCGATCGCCGACGACATGCACAACAACCTGACGGTGAAGAAGTGCTCGCAGATCGGTCTCACCGAGGTCCAGATTCGCAAGTTCCTCGGCATCCTCACACGCTCGACGGCCATCGCCGGCCTCTTTTCGATGCCCAACGAGAAGATGTTCACCAAGACGTACAACTCCCGCATCAAGCCGATCCTCGAAGCGGACCCTGTCTTCAACCCGCCGACGACGACCAAACCCACGCGGTCTAAGGATCAGATCCAGATCAGGGACAGCTTCGGCTACATCACCGGCTGTACCGAGACAGACGCGACATCCCTGTCGTGCGACTTCCTCTTCCACGACGAGCTCGACCTGAGCCCGCAGGAGATCATCGCGCTCTACCAGTCCCGCCTGCAGGGCTCGGACATGCAGATGACGCAGGCGTTCTCGACGCCGACCTTCGCGGGCTTCGGCATTTCGAAGAACTACGAGTTGACAGACCAGCGCGAGTACATCTGCCGCTGCGCCGCATGCAACCACATCCAGATACCGAAGTTCACGCCGTCCTTCATCTACGTCAAGGGCTGGGAGAAGTTCGACACCGAGAATTTCATGGACCTGACCAGCGAGCAGATCAGCATGCTCGATCTGGAGGACTGCCACGTCCGCTGTGAGAAGTGCAGCGCGCGCCTCGATCTCGGCAACCCGGAGCTCCGCGAGTGGGTGGCCACCTTCCCGACGCGCCGCAACTTCCGCGGCTATCAGGTGCGCCCGTTCTCGACGAGCCGCATCAAGCCCTCGTACGTCTTCGGACAGCTGGCGCAGTACCAGAAGAACTCCTTCACGCGCGGCTTCTACAACACCGTGCTCGGCCAGGAGTACACCGCCGCCGACGCTCGCGTGCAGAAGGAAGACATCGAATACTGCATGTCGAAGGGCACCCCGCAGATCATCACGGTCAGCAAGGACACGCCCGTCTTCATCGGCGTGGACATGGGCTTCACCTGCCACATCGTCGTGAGCATCGACGATGCCGAAGGCTTCCCTCACGCGATCCTGTTCGACACCGTGCCGGCGGCGTATCTCGAAGATCGCCTGACTGAGCTGTGCAAAATCTACAACGTGGCGCAGGGCTGCATCGACAGGTTCCCGTACACGCAGCAGGCCGACGGCATCCGCTCGGCGACGCATGGCGTGTTCGTCCCCGTGCAATACCGCGGCACGCAGGCGCTGGCGCCGGTCCTCGAAACCGACACCAAGCTGCTGAGCCACTATTCGGCGAACAACACTCTGCTGCTCGACCGCGTGCAGGCTATGTTCGGTCACCGGAAACTCACGCTTTCGGGGTATCAAGGTCAACGCGATACACTGATCGCCCACTTCACCGACATGGTCCGTAACGAAAAACCCGGCGAGGCTATCGAAGCGTCGTGGATGAAGACCAGCGGCAACGACCACTTTTTCCACGCTCTCGCGTTGAGCTTGCTGGCGCGCCGCATCGGCGAACACATGTTCGTGAATCAACTGTCAACCATCACCACATCGTCCTCGTTCTTTGGCGCGGAGTTTGGTACGGGCGGCAATGGAACGCTGAATTTCAACAGCACTGGTGGCCTGAAAGCCATGCAGCGCGTATCGAGGCTTGGATAATGGCAGGCAGCATCGCAGACGGCCTCATGGCAATCGTTCTCCCGCGCGGAAGCGGGGTCAAGAACGGACGAGGCTTCACTCCGGGGTTCAATCGTCAGCAGCCGCTGATGACGGCGCCGCTGTACCGCGACCACCTGCAGGATGTCTACTCCTCGCGCGTCGCCAACGACAGTCGCACGCTGATCGCCACCCTCGCCAACATGGATCCGGATGTGTCCTCGGCGATCAACGCTTACCTCTCCGTCGCCGGCTCGGTCAGTCCCGTAGTCACGGCGCTGCTCGAAGGCGAGATCGACCCCGAGGGCGTGAAGATAGGACAGGCCCTGATCGTGGCGATGACCACGACCAACGACTACTCGCTGGGCTTCTCGAACAAGCCGGCGATCAACGACCTGTGCAACATCCATCGCTACATGTGCCTGCTGCGCGGCGGCACTGCCTGTGAGCTGGTGCTCGGCAAGACCTACGTGCCGACGGAGCTTCGCACCGTGGACCCGGCGACGATCGAATGGTCCCAGTCTGCGCCCAGCGTGTACAAGCCGGTCCAGCGCCCGCTCGGTTCGAACGAGCAGATCGACCTCAACATCCCGACGTTCTTCACGTCGAACTTCCATCAGTCGCCGCTCGACATGTACACCTTCTCGCCGTTCGTCTCGGCGATCAACACCATTGCCTCGCGCCAGCTCGTGATCAATGAGCTCTACCGGATCATGAAGATCGTCGGCTACCCGCGCGTGGACGTGAAGGTGCTGGAAGACGTGCTCGTCAAGGCCGCGCCGCAGGCCTACCGCAGCAACCCCGACCTGATGCGCAACTACATCGAGGGCGAACTGCAGCGGGTCCGCGCCACGATCTCGAACCTGCAGTCGTCGGACGCCTTCGTCCACACGTCGTCGATCGAGACGAACGTCATCAATGACAAGAACCCCTCCGCCGGCCTGCAAATCCAGGGCGTCATCGACGTCCTCAACGCGCAGAACCAAGCGGCACTCAAGGTTATGCCCGCCGTCGTTGGCAAGAGCGATAACGGGCAGGTGGCCTCGACCGAAGCGCGGCTCTTCGCGCTTAATGCCGACGCGCTCAATCGCGTCGTCGCCGACCTGCTCAGCAAGGCGCTGACGCTGGCCGCGCGACTGTCAGGCTATGCGGGTCGCATCGAGGTCTACTTTCCGCCGGTCGAGCTTCGCCCCGATCTGGAACTCGAACCGCAGCGCCTCATGCGCGCCAGCCGGCTCAAGGAAGACCTCAGCCTCGGCATCATCAACGACGACGAGTACTCGATGGCGATGTATAATCGCCCGCGCCGCGAAGGCGCCGAGGAGCTGGCCGGCACCGGTTTCGCCAATCCCAACCCCGCCACCGTGGACGCGGAGGGCATCAGCCCGAACAGCGACAGCCTCGGGCGCGGCTTGACAGGCGAAGGCGGCAATGGCGTCGGACGCAACAACTCGGCGAAGTCGGGCAACGCGCGGAAGAAGACCGGCGCCAAGCTGGTGTTTGAATTTTGAGCATCCTCTCGGAAGCTCGCGCCGAAGGTGCTCGAAGTGTAAGCAGCCAGATCGCGCAGGTCAGCTTTGACAGTGGCTACGAGCGGGGCCGTAACGACGCCCTCGCTTCTCGCCTCAGCAAGCCCAGCCTGTGGTGGATGTGGCTGATCCTCGGTCTGTTAGTTGGGTGGTTTACGAACAACCACTGGACATTCTAGCAACGCCGAACATAGGAGCCAAGTCATGAAGCAGCTTGAGATGACCCCCGCCCTTTCGGCGCTGATCCAGTCCCGGGTCGGAGAGGACGTTGATCCGACGAACTTCGCTGTGTTCGAAGTCATCGCGCTCAACGACAAGCCGCTACCCGGCAAGCGGGGCTCCCTCTTTGAGAACGCGGTCGTCATGCCGCAGACGCTCAAGGAAATGCAGGATCACATCATCGCCGGGAATCACATCCCGCTGATCGCCGACCATGAGTTGCTCGGCGCGCCCAAGGGGCGCATGTTCCATGCCGGTCTCGATTACGAGAGCGGTCTCCAGCTGCGCGCCCTCTTCTACATGGACCCGACGGAAGGCGAGTTGATCGCCAAGCTCAACGCCGGGTCGCTCGACGAAGTCTCTGTCGCCTTCCTTTCGAAGCAGTTCCTCTGCTCGGAGTGCGGATGGGACTATTTCCAGTTCGGCACCTCGGAAAACATCTGGGAACGCACCTGCGCAAACGGCCATAAGATCGGCCACGACGGTGTTCACGGTGAGATGGTTGGCCTCAACCAGTTCATCGAACTTAGCCTGGTTGCCCGTGGTGCAGCGGACAAGCCTAAAATTGTCGGTAAATCTCAGGCAAGGCTCGCCCCCGAAGCAGTACAGCGTTTGGCTGCTAACGGATTTGAAACGGACGACCTGGTAGTTCAGGCGTCGTTGGGTAAGAAGGACGATACCATGGATCTCACCGCCGCACTCACGCAGGTCTCGGCTCTCTCCACGGAGAAGGGCCAGCTGCAGGCACAGCTGACGGCAGCTGAGGGTACGCGCGACGCTGCGCAGACCGAAGTCACTCGTCTCAGCGGCGAGCTCAACACGGCGCAGGCCGATGTTACCCGCCTCACCGCGGAACTGGCTGCGAAGCCGGAAGCGGAAGTATCCGACGAGCGCGACGCTGCTGTCGCTGCTCTGCAGGGACAAGTCACCGCGCTCTCGGTAGCCGCTGGTAAGGAAGCACCGACCGGCGACGCCATGCCCAGCAAGGTTGCTGAGCTCACCGCCAAGATCACTGAGCTGACGGAAGGCCTCACCGCCATCCTGCCGGCCCCCGGTGGGACTTCGAAGCCGGCTGGTGCCGAAGGCGGCGAAGATGCCAAGCTCGCGTTCAACCCCGCCGCGTTCGCTACGCGCAAGTAAGGAAGGCCTAGACAATGCCCACCCCCAATCAGATTGTTCAGGAAGGCTTTCCTTTCGGGATTTTCACGTTCACGTACGCGCTCTCGGGCTCGTTCGCGGATGATGCGGCCATCGCCGCCACTGCCGGCAAGGTAGTTGCGCTCGATACGACCGCGCCCGGCACCGTGAAGCTCGCCGGCGACGGCGATGCCATCTTCGGACGCGTCTACGTCGCTGAGAACCGCTCGGTTCTCGGCCTCAAGGTCGCCTCGATCGCTCGCAAGTTCAAGGAACGCCTCCCGGCAGCTCCGGGTCACGGCATCCTCGTCGGAGGCCGCGTTGTCGGCGCCGGTGCGGGTCTTGTGAAAGCGGCTACCGCCAATGCGGGCGCGGGCGTTCCGTCCGATCCCATCGTCGTCGAAACCGGTGCTGACTACGTCATCGCCGAAATGCTCTAAGGAAAGGCTGACATGACCGACCTTCTCACCATCCTTCGTGACCGTCAGCCGGCCGAGACGCTGCTTGCAGGTCTCAAGCCCGAAGACCGCAACGGTCCCGAGTCCCTCCGTGCAGGTGAGAACCTGATCCGGAAGGCCAAAGAGGCGCGCCTGTCCATTCAGGACTACCTGCGTCTCGCGGTCGATCCGACCAAGGGGAGCTTCGCCGGGTCCAAGCTGGACGGCTACGAGTGCGCTCTCGCGTACCTCGATCTGCCGATCCGCGACGACTTCGCGCAGGGCGTCCTCCTGCAGGCGGCTGCCGAGACCTTTACCACCTATCCGGGTACACGTGCGCTGTTCCCGGCGGTGATCGACAACATCCTGCAGTGGAAGTACCGCCAGGACCAGATCGAGAACGTATCGGCTCTCGTCTCGCAGACGCGCAACGTCAGCGGCAACGAGATGATCACCACGGTGATCGACGACAAGGCCTCGGACTACCAGCAGACCGGCATCATCGCCGAGGGCGCCGAAATTCCCGTTCGCTCGCTGCGCACCAGCGAGAAGAGCGTGAAGTTCTACAAGTTCGGCGGCGGCATCGAGTTCACCTACGAATTCGAGCGTCGTGCCTCGCTCGATCTCGTCACCCCGTACGCTGCCCGCATGCAGCGCGAGGTCGAGATCGGTCAGACTGCCATCGCCACCAGCTTGCTGATCAATGGCGACGGCGTCAGCGGCGCTGCTCCGAACCTCAACGCGACGACCCTCGCTGGCGAAATGCCGGTGGATGGTCGCCCGGTGCCGAAGACCGGTCGCCTGAACTGGGAAATCGTCCTCAAGTGGCTCGTGAAGCGTGCCCAAGCGGGCGTTCCGATCGACACCGTGGTCGGCAACTGGGACACCTACCTCGAATGGCTGCGCATGTTCGCGACGCCGACGGTCAATGCCGGCATGTCGCAGATCGACATCCTGCAGAAGGCTGGTGTGCAGGTGGCCCTCGACAACCCGCGCCTCCCGCTCAACATCAACTTCGCGCTCAGCTCGACGGCTCCGGCCAACAAGCTGATCGGCTTCATCAAGGCCGAGACGCTCGAAGAGCTGGTTGAGAACGGCTCGGACATCGAAGAGTCCACCCGTGCCATCACCAACCAGCGCGTGCGCTACGTGAAGACCACCAACCGCGGCTACCGCCTTATTTTCGGCGACACCCGCTCGGTCCTCACCCTCGATCAGTAAGCTACCGCGGGTTAGGAGACCAACCCGTAGGGCCCCTCCGCAAGGAGGGGCCCTTTTCTTTTCACCGCACACAACCGCCTTCCCTTCCCGCTTTTTAAGCGTTATCACCCCGCCAGCATTTCGCTTACCCACAGGAGACATTTCTCATGGCCAACAAACCCACTTCGGCGACCACCAAGGTCGACGCGGGTCAGACCGACCCGCAGGAGGGCTTGCCGAAGGCCTCCGCCAAGGACGCCCCGCAGCAGGCGAGCGCACTGGCCGACGCCGGCAAGCGCGAAGAGGGCGACAAGCCCGGCGAAGACTAC